CTGGTGGTCCTTCCATCGGTGAAGTTGATGACACTGGTAACCTCCTAGTAGGCACCATGAACGGCAGAATCAAGGTCTATGTTGATCCTTATTCAGCAAACGTTTCGGCAAACCAGTTCTACGTTGTTGGTTATAAGGGTACTTCACCTTATGACGCAGGCGTATTCTACTGCCCATACGTTCCCCTCCAGATGCTACGTTCGATCGATCCTAACACCTTCCAGCCTAAGATTGGCTTCAAGACTCGTTACGGCATGGTTTCGAACCCATTCGTTGAGGCATCTGCAGGCGTTCCTGACGCTGAGCAACTCACCGCTAATGTTAACCAGTACTACAGAAGAGTACTTGTCAAAAATCTTATGTGATCCGTATTCACATATCAACACAGGGGAGTCTTCGGACTCCCTTTTTTTGTAAATAGATATAGTATCCTGTAAAGTTATGCCACGCGGTAGATTGTCTAAGGTTGACATGCTCGCCAAAGTCTATAAAATGAAGAATGAACTCTACCAAAATTCTCATACGAGAAGTCAGGAATGGCAGAATGGAGCCCATGCTGCCATCAATAAACTTTTGGATTGTATAAACGAGTATTCTTCATGAACCAATCTTCACTTATTCTGATACTATGTCTTTCTCCGCTAGCAGCAATATTTCTTGTTATGAAGTTAGCACTATGGGTTGGTGAGACGGCAGAGTTTGCTGCTAAGACAAAGGAACTTGAGAGAATGCAACATGGACCATATATCGTCTGGGATGAAGACGAGGAGGAAGACAAATGGACTTGAGTTATCTTTATTCGGAAATTTCTAAAGTAAAAAACGAAACTCTCATGGAAGAACCATGTCCCCTATATGAACCAGAATGGGAACAAGCAACAGAAGATGACTGGGAAGACTTCTGGTACAACGAGGATAAATAAGGTGTAGCTTGGGAAGTTGACATGGCAGCTGAGTGGTATAAGGAGCAACCTACAAATAGGAACTTCTTGAACCCTATTGGATATCTACTCAAACTGGAAAAGTTTGAAGGCGTAGATTTTTTCTGCCAAACAGCAAATGTCCCCGACGTTAGTATGCCAGTTACAGAAGTGGCGAGCAGGTTTAGAAGTCTGCCCATCATTCCTGGAGGTGGTGTAACGTTCGGGGATTTTGTTGTATCTTTTATTGTGGACGAAGATTTAAAAAATTATAACAGCATTTACAAGTGGATCAGAGATAACGGAAATGCCGACGAAATGCAACGCAAAACTATTGAAAAAGATATCTACACAAATGCTCAACTTCATATTGTAACTTCTCAATACAATCCAGCATTTATTATTGACTTTAGAAACATATTTCCTACGTCACTTTCAAACCTGCAGTTTAATGCTACAATTAGTGATGTAGAATATATTACTGCTGAAGTAACATTCAAGCATCAACAATTCTTTATTTGTGATAAGAACCTCAAACCTCTATGAACTTTGAAACCCTTCGTAATAAATTTGAAAAACTGAGAGAAGAATGGGCAGAAGATTCTGCAATTGACTTTCAATTTAAGAACAAACAGTATACCACAGATTTGGGACAACTTGCTTTAGACATCCCTTTTCAACATAATAAATACTTACACCACTACACAGACATCTCTCAAATCAAGACTTCTTTAGAGTTTGAGATCCGTAAGTTGGTAAAAGAGAAACGTGAATATTATTCAGGCGAAGCAGACGCAAAAATTTACGCCTCTAAACCATTTGGATCTAGCATTAAGACTTCGGAAAAAATGAAAACTTATCTTGAGGCTGACGATGATATTGTCAACCTTGAGGCAAAGATCAAATATCTTGACCAGATGCTTTACTGGTTGGATCAAGTCATGCGTCAAATTTCAAACAGAGGGTTTCAGATCAAGAGTGCGATTGAGTGGGAGAAATTTATTAATGGACAATAATGACCCTACTCTCTGTAAAAAAGAAGAATGAAGTTTACGTGACAATTCAATCCGATGAGCCCCATGTTCATATGGAGCTCTCGGACTACTTTACTTTTGAAGTTCCAGAAGCGAAGTTCCTGAAGAAGAATCCCAGATACAAATACTGGGATGGAACTATTCGTCTCTATTCACCTGGAACTGGAGAACTTTACGGTGGACTGATGAAGCACCTTCAGGTGTGGGCAGAGGAGCGTCAGTACACTATCCAATATGAAAAAAATGACTGGTATGGCGATGTTCAAGAAACTAACGATTTTGTTTCTCCTGGTGGCATCAAAACCTTTATGGACAAAATCACCAGAGAAGGAATTGCTCCAAGACAGTATCAATACGATGCTGTATACCAAGCGATAAAAAATAACCGCAAGTTACTTCTTTCTCCTACGGGGTCTGGGAAGTCTCTGATGATCTATTCCCTCGTCAGATACTATACTGCTACCCACAAGCAAACGCTCATCATCGTTCCTACTACGTCCCTGGTAGAACAGATGGTCAACGATTTTATTGACTACGGTTGGAATGCGGAAGATTATGTTCATAAGATTTACTCTGGTAAAGATAAGAATACTGATAAACCGATAGTCATTTCAACTTGGCAATCCATTTATAAGTTTCCCAAGAGATATTTTGATGACTTTGATTGTGTGATTGGTGACGAAGCTCATCTGTTCAAGTCTAAGTCACTAACAGGTATTATGACAAAGCTTCATAATGCAAAATATAGATTTGGTTTTACAGGAACACTTGATGGCAGTAAAACACACAAGTGGGTATTAGAAGGTTTGTTTGGTGATTGTGAACGTGTTACTAAAACAGATGATCTGATCAAGTCAGGTTACCTATCTAAATTTAGGATCAAAGTGTTACTGTGCAAACATGCTCCGCAATACTTTGAAAGCTATCATGACGAAATTGATTATCTTGTGCAGCATCGTGGTAGAAATAATCTTATCAAAAATCTTGTAAAAGATATTGAAGGTAATACGCTTGTGCTATTTAACTATATTGAGAAGCATGGGGAACCACTTTTTGATTTGATAAATAGCACCGTAGACCCACAACGAAAAGTATTTTTCGTACATGGTGGGACTGATGTGGAAGACAGGGAACAAGTCCGACAGATTACTGAGACTGAGAACAACGCTGTTATTATCGCCTCTTACGGCACATTCTCAACTGGTATTAACATCAAACGTCTACACAATATTATCTTTGCCTCACCAAGTAAATCGCGTATCAGAAATTTACAATCTATTGGTCGTGTATTGCGTAAGGGCGAAGGAAAAGATATGGCAACCTTATATGATATCGCTGATGATATTGGCGGACAAAATTACACACTCAAGCATTTGAATGAAAGAGTAAACATTTATAATGAAGAGAATTTTAAATATGAGGTTATTAGAGTAAACCTTAGAGCAAGCTAATATGGAAGAAGAGTTTTACGCAACGTTAAAACTAGTATCAGGAGAAGAGGTAGTGGCAAAAGTCTGCTACCTTCCTGACGAAGATAAAATTATGTTGGACCGACCGCTAGCAGTAGAAAATGCAAAGCAGAAAAAAGGTCATATGGAAGTAACTGGTTTTGCGTTAAAAGAATGGATCTCTGCAACTTTTGATGAAATGTTTATTATCAAAAGAGATCACATAATTACTATGACTGAAGTGGAAGGAGAACTTGTTGAGTTCTACGAAAAAACCCTCAACCGTCTAGAGAGTGGAAAGTCTCTAGCAGGCAGAGGGAATAAATTACCTAGAAGGGCTGGTTACTTAGGTTCAATAAAAGAAATGAAAAAGTCTCTAGAAGACATTTATAAAAAAAGCTAAAAGCTATAACTCTCTTGAACCCTTGACATAGTTATTCTACTGAGTTTCTGAGGTTATGTCAAGCCCCCCTTTACATCTGAACCATATCATGCTACACTTGATACAGATTATGTGAGATATCCGTGACACTAGCAGTAATGACAAGAAAAAAGCAAACAGAAAATTACGTCAATAATAAAGAATTTCTTGCCGCTATTTCTGCGTATCGGCAGAAAGTTATTGCTGCTAAAGAAGCGGGTAAACCTCGACCACGAGTAACTAATTACTTAGGTGAGTGCTTTCTAAAGATTGCAACACACTTATCATATAAGCCAAACTTTGTCAATTACATGTTCCGCGAAGATATGATCTGCGACGGAATTGAAAACTGTTTGCAGTATATCGATAACTTCGATCCAGAGAAATCCACTAATCCGTTTGCTTATTTCACACAAATCATTTACTACGCATTCTTACGTCGTATTCAGAAAGAAAAGAAACAACTCGAAATCAAAGGTAAGATCCTAGAGCGTTCGGGATATGACGAAGTGATGCACACGGACACATTTGATGGTAGTATGTCAGGTATGAATGCATCATATTCTGACATGGGAACTATTAAAGAAAGTATTGAAACTAGAATGAACCGATGAGTGAAACCCAAAATTATGAATGGATCGATGATGAATTCCGTGTCGAACAGAAACGCTTTGGAACTTGGTCTAGCTACAGTAAGGAAGGTGAGGGAATTATCACCACACTTACAAAAGAACACCTTATCGCTACAACCCGTTGGTATCTACGAGCAAAACGAGAAGGGTTCCCTGAAACAGGTATTCAATATGATGGAACAGTTGGAGGCAAACTATGAAGGTCGCACTAATCACGGATCAGCATCTTGATGGACGCAAAGGGTCTCTAGCATTCTGGAATTTCTTTCAGAAGTTCTATGATGAAGTATTCTTCCCCACGCTAGAAAAGAAAGGTGTTACTCATATCATCGATCTGGGTGATACCTTTGACAATCGTAAGTCGATGGACTTCAACACCTTCCATCGAGTAAAGTCAAACTATTTTGATAGGCTCCAAGGTTATAAAGTGCATATGCTTCTTGGTAACCACTGTACTTATTACAAGAACACTAATCGCATCAACTCACCAGAACTTCTTTTGGAGCAGTATTCAAACATCACAATTTATTCTGAACCAAAGCATCTCATAATAGGAAGTAAAAAGTTCCTGATGTTGCCTTGGATCAACTCAGAGAACCGTGATGATGTCTTGAATTTACTTGAGACTTCTGATGCTGATATCTGTTGCGGTCACCTAGAACTCAACGGATTCGAAGTAACTCCTGGTATGACTATGGATCATGGCATGGATGCTGGGTTATTTCATCGTTTCAATCGTGTGTGGTCTGGACATTTCCATCATCGTTCAAAGAAAGGAAACGTCCAATATCTCGGCAACCCTTATCAGATGTACTGGAATGATTACAAAGACACTCGTGGATTCCATATCTACGATACTCAAAGTGATAAACTTGAGTTTATCCCTAACCCGTTCGAGATCTTCGAGAAGATCGTCTATGACGACACGATGGGGAACTACAACGAACTCGATGTGTCTGATTATAAAGACAAGCACATCAAGATCATCGTTAGTGAAAAGCGAGACTACCAAATGTTCGAAACGTTGGTTGATCGTCTTTATAACGTAGGCGTCCATGACGTAAAGATTGTTGAAAATCTTGTCGGCACAGACGACCAGGAAGACATCGATGTATCCACCAAAGATACTCTTACTCTCCTCAACGAATATATTGATGAGGTGGAAATGTCCGTAAACAAATCAGATCTCAAGAGCCTAATGAGATCTCTATATATTGAGAGTTGTAACGTTGGCTAACATGTTCATCGTAACCTTGGAAGATCATCCAGACGGAGTATACTCAGTATTTGATGAAGAATTGGATCGGGTTATTCCTATCTTCCAAGAAGAAGACGATGCAGAAAGATATCTTTACATGTTAGAGGAAGAAGACGATTATCCCCCGATGCAGATCGTGGAGATTGACGACCATGTTATAATTACTGCATGTCAGGAACGAGGACAGAAGTTCTCAATCATTACACCAGACGACTTATTGATTCCACCAGACGATTTAGAATGATTATTTTCAAAAAAATTAGATGGCGCA